CTCCTGTTGTGGAATCGTGTCCGCAGGGATTGGAAGGCTCAGACAACTGCGCTCTCTGAAAACTCTGCGGATAAGATCTCACTTCTGGAGAAACGGAGGAAAGCTTGGCAAGAGCGGAAACCGCTGGCTGATATGTTTGGAAGATCTCGAGAAGAATACGATTTATCTGATGAGGTAAAGAAGATTACTATTGAGAAGGCTCTAAACAAAGATCTAGGCGTTGTCATTGAGAAGGAGACTAATTATCTTCCTAGGCCGTTTACGTACAAGAGAGCACTTAGCCAACAGGAGAGGAGAATGCTTCCACTCCCTATTACATCTAAATGTAAGTGGGTGGGACTAACTCCTTTTCCCATTGGTGGTAGGCCACAGAAAGTGCGTGAACCACTAGGTTGGTATGATGGTTTTCTTAGTTCTCCTGAGCTAAGAGGAGATCCCGTTCTGAGTAGTCGTATCGAGCTTCTAGGAAACTATTCACGTTACACCCTGATTGAGGGGGGATGGGCGACCAATCGCACACTTCTTGTGGATATGGCTCAAGAGCCCGCTATTAAGAATGTGTTAACAGTGGAAGCGCTCTTGGAGAGTAGTTTTAAGAGATATGATAAGTTTTGTTTCCCTGAAATCAACTGTGACATCTCTAAAAGCTGGCTCTGGAGTGTTACCATGAATAAGATTGCATTTCCCGGAACTTTTACATCTCAGGTGTTTGGGGGTACCAAGGAAAAGGCTTATGGTGGAATGGTTGAAACTGCACGACGGATTTGGGACAAAATAGTGACTTCCAAAAAGGGCATATGTGATCTTAGTGTCTGGGCCGTTGGCGGCAGGGCACGAAGACGATATGTCCAAGGGAAAAACACCTGAGTCACGAATTGTGTTGATGCCCGAGGGGCCTAGGTCTATTATCTCGGGAGTGCTGGCGACGCCACTTTACAAAGAATTTAAGAGGGTAGTCCTATGTGATCCTAGTAAGGAGTGTTTTATGGGTCATGACACCACTTTGGGGGGCTGGGGACGTATTAGAGATTTTACTGCTCCTGGCAACCAAGTACTAGAACTGGACTGGAATAAGTTTGACTCCACTGTGCTTGAGCCTGTTATGGTTGCGGCCTTCTGCTTGTTGAGATCTTGTTTTCCCGTGTCGAGTAAAATCGACAAGATATTTCTTTATGTGATGTCCGGGTTTATTTATAAGAATATAGCTATAAAGCAGAGGTTCATTTATCGCATCACTCAAGGCTTGCCTAGTGGGGACCCGCTTACTTCCATAATGGTTACTGTATGCAACTGGATTTGTCTAAACCATACTTTACTCACTACTGGGATTTTCGGTGTGAAGGCTCCGGATGACTTTAAGCTTGCTGTTGCTGGCGATGACACCCTGATTTCATTCAACTCCTTCCAAGGTTTTAGAATAGAGGACGCCGAGACGGTGTGCCGAGTGTTTCGAGAGACTGTGAACTTGAGGGTAAAACCTGAAGACCTGAATTTCGAGCATTGGGGAGG